CGGCACATGATAAATAAATAGAGAAGGCTATAAATACAAATACTGCCAATTAACTGGTAACACAAACAAATAAATATAGAACATATAACACAAATTTATTACCAATTAGCTGGTAACACATTAGGTCCTACATATGTAATTAACAACTCAACATATATTGAGCCAGTGGGGAGTGTTCCGGCAGTTCCGAACGTTATCAGTCCAGAGGAGGCGGTGGCAGTAAAGGTGAATATCTGGCTAGCTGTAATCGACGTAACACCAGCAGCTGGAGTATTGAGAACACTTGCAGCATCTCCATTCAATGCGTTGACGGCCACAGCACCGGTATACGTGATGGCGGGATACGCCACCACAGCACCGACTGTTCCAACGTACAACCATGTTGCTACAAATGTATATCCAACAGCGACATTATTAAATGCAATATTTGTCCCATTTACATAGGAAAAATTTGATGCACCTAGATTTGTCTGTGTGATGGTGTTCGTGCCGAAAGGCAATAGCGCAGTTGCTGCACCAGAATATCTATGATATAGTCCTGTGTTACCACTGATATACGGACGCTTAAGAACCACATCATATGTGACCCAAAGCTCCCCTACCACAGTTGATACCGGTACATTGACAGAAGGCGCTACCACCAACTGGAAATTTCCCAAATCAGTCGTTGTGGTAGGGAGTGTCGACGTACCTGACCGAACATAATAACAATTCTGGACATTCGCACCTTTTGCACACTCGACGCCATACATCAAATTCTTATCAAGCCTTGCTGACACTGCATGGGCCGAATTCTCCATAGTGAACTTTGATGCATATGGCGGCATGGTGGAATTATATTCCATTGAGGCCACAACTGTACCGAGAGAGGAGCCAGTAATGTATGGTGATGCCGATGAGACAAACTCAAAGACAAGGCCATCAAAACAAAACTCCTCATAATTACTCGCAACCTGACTCAAGAAAGGGAAGGTGGCATGAAGCCCGGCATTTATCGAGAAGGCATAGTTAGCAAACGCACCCGCAACTGTTGAAGTTGAAATGTCCTGTAAAAACTCGCGACGGCGAATTCGTACACAATCTCCATTTTCACCAGCAAAACTAGCCGAACACACGACAGGCGGACGAATCAGATCATTAGCTGACACGTTAGCCTGATAATCACCGGTGCCGATAAGCTTAGACAATTTGCTACCTAGCTCCTTACCAAAT